CCCCCACTGCTAGTCTGGTTAGTACTGCCACATTCACGCCATCAGGGGGGACGATAGGGCCCTTTACTCATGCACTGGTAGTACGGGGGGCTAACCTAACTGGTGCCACTCCAGCTAATGGTAATAACCGCGGCAGTAACGTGGGTACTGTAGTGCACATAGAAACCGTAGTTAGCGCACCACTCTCGGTAGCGCCACCTGCAGTATACAATTACACTATCAATTTACTGCTCAACGAGGAGGCATGACCCATGTAGCTGCTACCTAGTAGAGAGGCCAGCAGGGTATAGTTCTCTGGCCTCCTCGACTGTTAGTGCCATTCATTCCCATACTACCATCTCAATACTAAGCATAGTGTCAATTACTACACGAGCCGTGCTATAGCCTTTCAAATCTATAGTCAAGTACATGCGCGGTGCCTGCTATTGACCATATAGTAGGGGGCATACTACTAAAGCGTTGCTGTCTAAACTCATTATTCATTGTGATTAACCTCGAGTCATTAATTAGAACACGGGCCCCCACACTATTAGGTGCTCTGCCACTATTAGATTGGTGGATAATACAATTACTCAGTAGTACTGATTACCCCGTCGTAGTTCTCAATAGGGATATACATTCTGTTAGAGTGCCCGCTCCCTACGACATGATAGATAGTAGGGGTAATTTTATCATGCGCTCAGAATTAGATAGCTGGGGTCTAGAACCACTGCAGAGAGCCATCCTCTCTACTAAGGAGGAGGGCAGTATAAGCGCATACATACTACGGTCAGGCAGCTCCAGTACTATTATAATCTACACTGCATTCTCTCGAGACAATAGTCTAGATCAAGAGGTACAATTAGAGGTCCCGCAGAATATAACTGTAACGACTATCCGCTTCAATTCAACTGTGCTCTGGACACTACGCTATATAGAATCGCCACCCCGCTTAGAGGTACCAATACCAGACGAGTACATAGAGCTGGAGATAGACGCGGGCCCCTATATTATGAGTACCGTATCATCTATATATCTGAATCCATCACTACCAGTAAACACAATATCGGGCCCTGCAGCAATACACATGATACCCCAAGGTGACGTATTCTATGTTGCTATAAATGAGGATCCTAATTTAGTCAAGGCCATACAACCTGACATAGACATAACAGAATACACAGAGACTAAGAATATGTGTATGGAGGTGACACTTGGCGCGTAAACGTAAGCTGGATCCAATAGAACTATTCGATGAGTTAGTATATGAAGGCCTAGCTCAGGTTAGGACTGGTCACGTTATAGGTATAGTTGAATTTGCAGAGCAGTATCTACTGGCCCCCGGCGATACATTATTCCCGCCTCAGAGAGCTATACTGCGCGCTCTCTATAATGAGCCCCTACCAGGGGATGAGCTAGCTATACTACAACGATGGGCTGAGCAAGATGTAACCACCTGGGTACCAGACCGCTCCTACGTCAACATGGTACTAGAGTGCGGGCGACGAGGAGGTAAGAGTGTGCTAGCGAGTATATGCGTGCTCTATGAATTCTATTGCCTTATCAACCTAGATAACCCAGCTAAGCACTATGGTCTCCTGAGTGGATCCCCTATAGCCATATTTGTTATAGCGCGGAGCGGGGCCCAGGTCAATGAGACACTATTCGGCGCAATCAGGGGCTACGCTAGCCAGAGCGCGTACTTCAAGGGGCTAGTGAACAGTGGTCAGATAGAGATACTCACGCAGGAGATACGTTGCCCGACTAAGAATATAGCCATCTACGCTAAACACACTAACTCGCAGTCCCTAGTAGGTTATTCTCTTAAGATGTTAGTTCTAGATGAGGCGGCCCGCTTCGAGTATAACGAGCTAGGAGAATCGAAGGCAGATGATATATGGAGTAACGTAGCTAAGGGGCTGAGTACCTTCGGCGATAAAGGTAAGAAGATAGCCATTAGTTCTGCTTGGGGTGAGGGGGACTACATACAGAATCTCTATAAGGTAGCGACACGCGATGCGCGCATGGTGGCATTCCGCCTACGCACCTGGGATATCAATCTACGACCAGAGGTCAGTGAGTATAACCTCAAGAATAGTGAGGACTACATACGCGATCCCGTAACAGCAGCTCTGGAGTATGAGGGCATACGCTCTAGTAGGCACGGCTCCTTCTTCCAGAAGGAGTATATAGAGGAGGCAGTTAAGGGTCTCTCTTGTCTGGATGCGCGTTCTATACCACTGGATATAACCAATGGGGATGATACACGCCATTACGTATCACTGCAGATAACTAGACTAGAGAGACTCAGTGAGGGCCGCTCCTATCTACACGTAGACTACGGGCTCAAGAAGGATAGTGCCGCTATTGCCTTCGTAAGGAGCACTAAGCTAGAGGATGGTAGATGGGGTGTCATAGTAGATGGTCTGCTAGTGTGGAAGCCCTATAGTGATAGAGATGATAGGGGGAGGGGCATACAGCGTATAGTCTCCTACCTAGATATAGAGGAGAAGTTAGTGCAGATATGTCAGGCCCGCCATATTGGTCTCTGCTCATTTGACTCGTACCAATCTCAGTCCACTATACAACGACTACACGCTCACGGCATACGCTCTACTGAGATGAGTACCACTAATACAGCGCAGCTGAGTTACTATAACCTAACGCGACAACTACTCAATGAGGGGCGCCTGATACTACCTCGCGATAGCACCTGGACGCATAGTCTGATGGCCGAGATGGGCGGTATATTACAACTGGCTAGTGGTAAGATAACTCACAACGAGCGGGCCAGTGGTAAGGACATAATAGATGCTGTAGTCAACGCTGTATTCAACTGCGTTAAGGAGGATAGCACTCTCATGGGATTCAGTATAAGTTCTAGTGGCATCAAGAGTATCAGTAGCAAGACACTCAATAAGAATAGAGAACTAACTACAGCTCGCGGTAAGGGGTTACTACTAGCAGCGCGTAAGCGGCGCCCCTCAATCTAGTCATGTCCACAATAGATAAGCCCATCTCATCCATGATGTATTAAAAGCTGTCCCCAGGCGCGCCATAACTATAATGAAATTATCTCCAGTTGTATTTAAGTTCCAGGAATTATTCGGCTCGTGGCGATACTACCTGTATATCACGCCGCCGCGTTCTCTCCGTGGGGTCACGCCTGGCACCAGTCAGAGAATACATCTCCAGTCGACTATACCCCTACGCTTATTGCTGGCCCCCTGCGAGCCGGAGTATATACCGCTGGCCTACCCCCAGTACAGCACGCCGCGAGCCAGCGAGGCACTCAGGCTAGAGAATGCCTATAGGATAGAGATCTGGAGATGGAGGCAACAATCTAAGGTACCAGGGCGCGTAGTCCTGGACTATCAGGAGTCATTAGTAGACACACGATACTGGTGGATAGGTATGTCTACCGGCCGCGAGCGTATAGAGGTAACACCAGTAAACAATATAATTAGTTTATTTGATTACCCCGATATACTGACAGGCATCATTGTTAAAAATGCACTGGGTGCTAGTGTAGATTACACCGTCAAGGACCAGAGCACTAGCCGAGCAGAGCGCTTCAAGGCAGAGATACAATTACCTAATAATGATCCCGTAGTAGTAGAATACGATACACCGGTAGTGCCGGTAGAGGTCTCCTATACAGATAATATAGAGGTCAATGAACAGTGGAATCGGATCTACTAAAACAAATAGAGGAGGCAGGTAAATACCCATCGGCTGGTGTTGGTTCACTAGGAGACTACCCTAGTCGATTCGGCGTGTCATCTCTTAGTGAGACTCAGCGTTTTCTAAGAGATGCGCGCCCGAATACTCTACAAGCAGCCCTGTTTTCACACAATAGGTTCCACTCAGATTTTACCCTAGAGTTATTACACGATACTTTTAATAAAGAGAGCTTCAGGACAATAGGCCAAGAGAGGCAAGATAAATTCTATCAGAGCATGAAGCCATATATAAAAATGGCAGAGGGTATATTTACTAATGAGATGGATTTATACGATAAGGTAGGTGGTACCGTCGTAGTTGACATGACTATATCTAAGAGAGAGTCACAGGCATTAAAGGCAGCATCTAGTAATCTAAACGTCATACCCTATATTGCTAATAAGGGTCAGGGCACTACGCTGATGCACTCTAAGCTCGAGTTGATCACCAGAGAAGACGGCACCAATGTAGGTAGAGTACACACGGCTCCTTATATAACAGAGTACGGAACTAATGCCCTTGAGGTAGGAGCGGTAGTATCAGGTATCGCAGGAGCCGGCGCTATAATATCAGGCAGGGCCCCGCGACTAGGTATAGTAGGGGCTATAGCCGCTCCTCTACTCATGGGTGCTGGCGTAATGCTCAGGAATACTAATAGTAGTCTTCTTGACATAGGCCTTAAGTCTGATAAAAAGGACATATTCTACGAAACCAGTAACCCTAAGTTTGTTGCTGAACTCCGCACTTATATGCGTTCCTTAGCAGGCGGCAGGGAGCTAGATACTTCTAGCAATAGATTCATATTAGGTGAGTCAGAAGCTATATTAGCCATGACCCGCGACGCGCAGAGGGCCAATGGCATAGTACTGAGCCCAGCAAGCTGGAGCCTAGCTCAAGCAAGAGATGATAGTGGAAGTATTATCAGTCGAGATAATAATTTAGATAGGACTCACTACGCCAGACTAGAGAACTTCGAGAACACTATAGTAGAGCGGGCGCCCGACATACCAATATTAATGGCTACTAGTGGCCGGGTAGATTCCAGTATACGTAATCGTCTGCAGCAGGCCGGCGTTATAGTGGGCTCTAACGTAGGTACTCATTATAATAAACACCTATTCGAGAATATAGATGAGGAGGGCACTGATGTACTCTATATGGGCACTCGACGCCTCAGTGCTCAGCACAATAGGGAGATCATGATACGGTTGACTAGCGGGGATGACCCCGCTGCCTTCGCGTATTATAAGGGCATGTTATTGTCTGATAATAAGTTCAACGTCTCCGATATAGCGATGACGCAGATGGGTTATACCAATAAGTCATTTATACGTGCTACTACTGGTACTACTATATCTCAACTACCCAGCTTCCTGGGAGCCTCTCATTTCTATGAGGTGGCCATCAATAACGCAGCCCGCGCTCGAGTAAGCGGACACCTAGACTGGAGAGAATCATTAGAGTCTTATACCAATAGGCCGGGCATAGCCGCACAGAACTACCTAGCGCGCGCTGCGCTAAGTGGGACCCCCAGTGCTGTACCAGACCAGGTCCGCGATTACGATAGAGCTCTATTAGCGCCAGGCCTAGGCTCTCTCATTAATGAATACACTATCATGGCTGGCTTCGGCAGGCTATATAAGGATGAGGTGGGGGCCCTACCTAGTATAACGGGGGCCTTCGGTGCAGTACTAGATAGAACACTGACATACTACGGCACATTCTTCGACTACGATGAGACGCGCGATAGTATGGTACCGGTGGCTGGTGTATACGAGAATGCGCTTACATTTGCTAGTAGCTTCGTAATGACTACAGCGGCCAGTATGGGACTATACTTCAGTGTAGGTATACCCCTAGGTTACATAACTGCAGAACTAAATAAGTCGATGGTCCAGGGCACTATCGATAGCGCTGTACAGAAGACAAAAGGAAAAAGATATCCTCAGCACACACCTATACTAGACTTTTCTCCCATCGATAATTTCGAGTTAGCTAAATACATGCAGGAAGTTCAGGGGCTTAGCGGAGGCACCCTCGACAATTATTACACTAATCGTATAAATACACTGCCCGCTCTCAATAACCTATTTTATAGAGAGAGGGGGTCCACCTTCTTCGAGTATATAACTAAGCCCTTCATACTAGATGTCATGAATCCCTATGAGAGAGGGAGTGCAGAGGACATTAAGTTAAGGCGCTCTGCGGATGCCTTCCATGATTCATTGCGGCGTCCTATTGGTCTAGAGGCCACTTTTGAAGAGAGGTATAACCAAGTCTCGGGTAAGATGGAGCCATTCCTAGTGTCGCTCAGGGCCACTAACATAGGCTTCGAGAGACAACGAGAATTAGCAATACTAATTGACGAGGTAGGGGCTAGTCTACCTGCTGCACCCTGGCGCTGGGGTTGGGGGGTGGGTAAGGAAGACAGCCGCTCCTTTGTGAGTATGGCAGAGGTATTCAGCTTTAGTGAGATGGCAGAATCCTTCCATAGAATCTTAGGTACTGGAAGCCAGAGCCTCAACTACATAGTCAGTAGTAGCGAGAATAACACTAGAGGTATGAAGGGTCTCCTCATGCGAGGAGGGGCTATGCTGGGGGGAGTGATGCGTTCTACTAAGGCGCGCCTCCAGGGCAATAACTTATTTATGGGTATAGGGCCCATAGCAACTACTAATCTAGCTGCAGAGTATAAGAAACTCATGAAGTTAGAGAGACAGATGTTAGTAGAGAACCTACTGACATGGGAGGTAGGCATTAATGGACAAGGTAGTCGTCAGATAGGTAATGTACAAACTAGCGAGCAGCGCCAGTTAGTTGCTAAGTTTGTAGATCAGTTGATAGTCTACAATCAGGCCATACAGAGTAGTCCTCACTATCAGCAGGCAGTACAACGAGCAGCGGGGGCCACGGCAGCTCAAGAGGATCTATTCAGGTTAATATCAGGGCGTAATAGTCGCTTCCTAACCTCATCGTTCTTCCGCAATAAGGGTGTTATAGGTGCCTCTGTATTAGCTCTTATGAACGTACAGACTGGCCTAGCTAATATACTAGATGCCAGTGGGCCTAGCTTCCTGCGTTCTATTAACCTGCAGTTCGGTGCTGTCGACGTAGAGGAGGTGCGCTACAATAACCGCAATCTAATACTCGAGGGGCCCGTCATGGGGGCTGCCTATACGGCATTAGCAGTAGCCGGGGGTTATGTAGGTAGTGAGGTATTTGGCAGTATGGCTATTAACCGGTATAGTCTCAGCGATGAGTTGTATGCCAATGGTATCAGTCGTCTAATATCCGCAGAGGCGGAGGAGGTACTGAAGCGAGGCACTCTAGTCAAGAAGGGTAATAGATTCATGACGTGGGGTCTAACTACAGCAGCGCTACTATGGGCCCCCCGCGTCATCACTGGTGTAGGTAACTTTATAATGAATACCTTCAACCGTATGACAGGGCAAGAGGGGCAGGTACTAGACGAGAACTACGCAACAGTAGGTAGTCTCCAGGCATGGAAACAATCAGTACTCAATAGGGTTAATACAGGCACGCTAGTTGGCAATAGAACTGAGAGGACTCTAGAGGCATGGTCTGCATTCGTAGCAGGACGCATTAGTGCCCACACACCGGTAGCAGCTATAAGTCGACGGGCCAAAACTATAGAGGTCTACGCGAGCCAGGCCCCCACGTCCTACATACAGTTCTTCATAGCGGAGTCACGGCGCCGTGGTTCTGAGATAGATAAAGGCGTATACAGTTATAGTATGGGGGTACAATCAGCACCTGTACTGGGTATCTCTATGAGCGTGTCAGCCCCCCTAGCCTTCGACGCTAATAAGCCCTTCGCTGAGGCCTTCATATATAACCAGGAGAAGGATAACGTTATCAATTACATACAGAGCGCTGGTAATGTATCATTAGCAGTATCGTTAACGGCGGGTCTAGTTAGTCTGTCTGCTCTGTTACCAGAGTACGCGCGCTCTAAGATACTACGCGATCCAACGATAGGTGCGGGTGCGAAGGATCTCAGCAATAAGATGACTAACTTAGCAGTACTAGTAGATGACTGGGGCGGCCGGGCTATGAATATACCCATAGCAGGTGCACGAACTGCGGTTGGTTCCTTCTGGCATTACTCAGGTAAGGTAATAGACACAATGGCGGGGTTTAGTTACGGGGCACTACAAGGATTCGATAAGCTAGATAGAAGACTAGCTAAGGTCATAGCTCTGAGTAACTTTATTGTACCGCCTGTGCTAGGCGCACTATTTGGACTAACGGGCACGAGTCCTCTAACAAGTTCTCTACTTGTAGGTACTTCTCTGGCCTTTGCATATTCCTTCGCTATGAAGCACGATCCATGGCGTAAGAATGTAGCGGCGCTACAATCTCGTGTAGCGAGAGTAACAGGTATGAATGATATTAGTATAAGCCGCGGTATGCATACGGGTCTACGCAGATGGCGGGCCTATCGCATGCCACTACTTCTTGGCACTACAGCAGCCCTATTCCAGACTAAGACTGGGTGGAACATAAGTGAGGGCATGGACGACAATGTCATGACTCGACTAGCTACAGTGGGGCTCTATGCCGGCGTAAACGCTATGGCAGTAGTAGAACTAGCAGACCTCGGGCTAGACCCAGGCGCTACTATAGAGCGGTATCGTAGAATGAGGGCCAAGGTAGGTAAGATGCACCCACTGAACCCACTAGGTATGTGGCGGCGGCTACGTCTAGCCTCTCTTGAGAGAGACATACGGTCTGATTTCAATACTGTAGAGACCTACCTATCAGACTACCGTAATAATCGACGGGGCTATCATAGCTTCGATTTACTAGATGAACACCTGAAGACACAGCATGGCAAAGCATACCATGATGCTATGAATGAACACGGCCGGCGTCCATCTAACTTCCAGGTACGGGACATTATAGACGAGGCAGGTAACTATAGACTAACAGATTACGGTGAGAACCTACGCACCCTAGTAGATAGCCGGGACTACCTCAAGTATAGAAACGCCAGAATACTGGGGCCCGGCGGTAATAGGCTATTACGTTCTGCAGCGGCACTAGGTACCGTGAACATAGCCGCTACTGCTCTTCTATTAGGTGTAGGTGCTATATTATCTGGCTCAGGTAATCAGGAGGAAGCAACAGCGGGCTTCTATAATGCTATGGATGGCACGCCGCTGGAGTTCGTATCTAATGCATTCCGTCTAGTCACACGACGGGATATAGCTGTGGCACCGGATCCTCTGGAGCCTCTGATTGTAATGGCAGATGGCGCCTATAAGCGTAAGCGCGGCGTGCGCTTAATCAACCCCATAGAGAGCAACGTAGGGCGTATGAGTACTGCAATAGATAACCTACGCAGCAGCTTTGTATTAAATGCCAGTAACCCATTCATGAGTGTCCTAGTATTCGGTACTAGTGTGCGAGAGGGAGAGCTAGGCTCGCGTCAGACCTTCTACATGCAGCTACAGTCTACTAACCAGGACATCAGTACGGCAGTATATTCTACAGCGCCAGCCTATATGTTCAAGATGGTCAAGGCAGGGGCCATGGGCCAGCTATACGCGCGCGACTACCGTAAGGCTAATATAACTGATGCCTCGATGAATGACTTATCAAAGGATCAGCGCAAGTTTATGGCCATCAGCGTAGTCAGTCTAACAGCACGATTAGACCCACTGACTGATAAGAACCGCCGGCGCGTAACTAGCCCATTCAATAGAGCCAGCCTGGCCCTCTATAGAGCGGATCCGTTGATGAACATAGCGTTGAGTAGTCGCCTGCAGGTAATACGCAACTTCGCATATCAGCGGCCCGAGTCACTAGTATCTGAGATGACTAATCTAGGTAATCCTGATGGTATGAATCCCCGGGATAGTAAGAAACCCAAGTCATATCTAGACACGCTAATTGCATCGTTGAGTAAGGGAGACATGCGACTATTAGCAGAAACTGCATTCCCTGGCCTGGCATCCAGAGTGGCTAATCCCCTCAACTTCGTACAGTACGAGAACTTCATTAAGTACTCGTCGGAACGGCGTACAGGAGGTAGACGGGTAGATATATATGCTGCAGATGGAGACTGGCTGGAGATGGGCGCGCCTACATCAATGAGGACAGAGGAGAGCAATATCCTGGGGATGATGGGATCCTTCTTAGTTAACTTCTGGGGTAAGATACCACTAATCAACACACCCATTATGACGAGTCTAGCTGGGGGCGTTGCAGCCACTATGATTGCGGGCGCGATAGGCGCGATGATGAGTTTATTTGGCGTACTAGAGGGAGGTAAGCAGGCACGAGCTATAGATAACGTTATGACTGAGCTGCGTGTTCTATGGGCCGGTGAGAAGGCAGAACACTTTATTATAACGGCACCCCAGGCTAAGAGCCCCCTAGGAGAGAACCGTATGAAGTATGAGGTGAAGCGGGGCCGCTTCACCTATACGCTACACGCCAGTCCACCTGATGGCATGGGCGGAGAGGTAGGGAAGAGAATAGGTTATTTCCTCAATAGTTCTATGAGTATAACCGCAAATGACGGGATGGATGCTCTAATGGCGCGCGTATACGATGCCCCTATTATAAACGAGAGCACTGTACGCAGTATAGGTGATAGGGATGCTCTAGTACGTAAATTAGTAGATAGTCTAGATGACGCTATAAGCCGCGGGTCCGATAGCTTCCTAACTAAGATATTAAACCTACTAGATAGCGATATATCAATTAATAACGGGCCCGCCCTCTTCTCACAGAAGGCCTACTCACTACTAGGATTAAACGAGGAGACATTCAAGATACAGTATGGAGATGCTAACTCATTCCTAAGACGTCGTATACGCGAGGTTATCGAGGAGACGATAGAGCGCGAGGTTATACGTAATATATCTCTTAACCCCGATCCTGGTGATGCCTTCATGATATCATCGCGCTTCCGTGGTCTGACATCAGACGAACAGATACGCATCATAAGCGCTAGCGTACTAAATGAACTAGGCTTCCTATTCAAGGATATCAAGGAGAAGGCGCTGATAATGGCTGGGGCCACTACTGATATAGAAGTATTGCGTAGTCGCAATCAGAGAGTAGAGGGCTGGGCCAATAAGCAGGGCGGCATTATAGATATAGAGCGGAAGAAGGCCCCCCAATGGAAGCGTATATTCCACTGGGATAGCGGTAAGGCTCCCATAGCTGACCCCTCAGAGATAAAGGTCTACCCATTTTTTAAGGCGCGGCTCAGCGCATGGGGATCGCTTCAGGCATTAGGCGGCGGCGTTATGACAGCCTGGGGGGGCATAGAGAGTCTAGATGTGGGTAGTGCATTTTTAAGACTCGGCCGATCTCAGCGGGATGAGTTATACACTGAGGCAGAGAGACAGCTACTTGAGGAGCATGCTGGTATGACAGTGCGTAACTCCATAACTGGTATAGTCACAGGTCTAATAGCTGCTAAAGCAATAGGAGCTATAGGCGCGGCAGTCATGGGCGCCCCTCTAATAGCAGCAATAGGGGTGGTAGCAATAGGCGTAGGTATAGCAACAGGACTATTTGCATGGGGCTATAAACACCTAGAGGCAGTCACCAAGGGCGATGCCTGGCAGGACTTCAGTCAAGCTAGCGAGAGATTCTGGGCCGGCGTAGATAGAGCTATAGGCGACATAATAGGAGATAAGATACCCAGCGTTCTATCATTGGGTAATGATGAGGTCAAGGGCGTCATTACATCGGCTATAGGCATGGCACTAGGTGCAATGTCACTAGTCGGGGCGGCTGCAAGCTGGTTCAAGGGCGCGGGCTGGAGTCTAATAGCTAAATCAGGCCTGGGGGGCCTTCTAGGAGGGGCAGTTATAACTGCCACCCCAGGTGTACACGAGACACTGGCCCGCGGTAGTAGCGTCGCAGTAGAGGGCATGGGTAAGATAACAGGGCTGAATATGTTTGTCACGCCAACAGATTATCTACTAGCGCGTTATAAACAAGGGCCAGGCGGCATGACACTAGCTATGCCAGGGCGCGCCTTCCAATACAACGCGGATAGATGGGCCGAAGCTAGCAAGGACTCCGCTGGTAATAGGACGGCAGCTATGCTGTTACCGACACCTGATGGAGGGGATAGTAACATACAACTACTAGATCCATTCACAGAGAGAGAGATAGCACGACGGGCCCGTCTCTTCAACGTAGAGATATTCGGACAGACCAGTTGGGTCAAGTCAGCGCGGGCCAGTAGTGATTGGGGCTCCATAAAGATATACGTTAGACAGCAGATGCTAGGCCAGTATAAAAACAACATGGCGGCTATTCGCGCTACTGTATCAGACACTATGAATAAGCTGGCCCAGTCAGCTACTCCTTATAATACAGAGGTGGCCCGTCTAGCCATAGCCGTCAGTAAGACAGTAGGCGGGCCCGCACCCGCTACTCAATCTCGAGCCATTATAAGCAATAATGGTAACTTCAGCCCCGAGCTGAAGGAGATAGCAGAGGAGGCAACACGACGGGGCCATATAGCACTAATATCTCAGGAGACCAGCGCCGAGCAGAATGGTAATACAGTAACAGTCACAACAAGACCCAGTGACGATAATAGTCTCTGGGTCAATAGGTTAGATGGTAAACTTGATAGAGAGGCAATGTTACGCATGGGCTAGGCCCTCGTGTCAGGAATCCCCAACATTATTAGCTTGACTCAACCTATCCTAATAAGCTAAGATGGGGGGATGCATTTGTAAAGAGCCAGTACCCCTACAGGTACTGGCTTTTTTCTAGCTTCGCATCATTGAGATTAGCCCTCTCAACAGCCCACCAGGAGATTTAAAACCTTATTAGTGGACTCAAGAAGCCAGGAGGTCAATCAATAAATCACTTACTCATTGTCATGCTCCTAAGCTCCCTCTTTTACGACGTAGCTCTGGGCGAGATCAAGCCCTACGAGTTCGTTTTTCTCCGTACCGTAACAGAACTGGTAAAACTCTACGGTGGGGATAATCAAGGCGGGAAGCGATAGGTAGAATGTTTACTGAATTCAAGCTGGGCAGTGCGACAACACTCGACTAGCTTTTTGTACTGTTTTTACTATTGCCCTATTGTTCCATCTGAGATACCTCCCGCCGTGATAGTTTGTTTTCAATGAGCTTACCTCTAATTTTCAGATGAAATGGGCGTTGACTAGACCAGCTAATAGCACAATAGATGGAGCCCAGTCGAATGTCCTGATAGAAGGTATAACCACATCTATCATAATTAATACTACCACCTAGGCCAAATATAAATGTACCGATGAATACATTGAAGCTATTATAAAGAAAGTATTCATCTAGTATATGCGTGCTATATTGTGATGCCACTACGCGCGGGGCTCCAACGTATTGAGGAGTGTCTTGGCCATCTGTATACGCCGGTAGATACGACTCGCTATAGCTGGATTCTCCTTGTTCACCTCCTCTATTACAATTTGCTTGAATCGGTCTATGGCCTCGAATTGCTTGACAGTCTCCATCAGTGAGCGCGCATCCTTCAGTAGTTGACGCTGCTCCTGCAACATAGATACCCATATTTCCTCCTTGACTTTCCTAGCCTTAAAAAATGGTTCATCATCGGCCGACTCGAGAGCTATAATACCTGCTTTAAGATCATTGAATATAGTCTGTAGCTGTGTCTGAGTATCAAACACAGAGCCATAGGGATACTCTACTCTCTCCATTATAGGCGCGCTTCTATAGGCGGTTATCCATTCACCTACCTCGCGCGCTGTAAGATCAACCCCGTGCATAGATAAGGCGCGGGATATATCACTCTCACTGGAACCCTTCTCTATTAACTGCACGACAAATTCTGTCATCCCACAGGCATCAATAGGGTGGCGGAGAGCCACCTTATAGTTATCCAGTGGTTCAGATATTATAGGGTCATTGAATAATTTCTCTAGAGCTACTAACCGCTCCCAGAGGGGCTGCCAATCAATAGTTCCTATAAGCTGCTTACTATCAAGCAGACTACCAAAGTCATTCTTCCAGTCCCGCAGCTCCTGCAGTATATTAGTGTAGTCTGCCATCATCTACCACGCTATCTAAGTAATCAGCGGCCGTATACACATTACCCTCGACGATCTCAGGGATCCTGATGTGCTTATCCTCTTCCTCCATCTGCATACGAATATCGATGGGGCCTAATACAGGCATGATATTAGGATGAATCAGATAATTAAGTAATTGGATAGCAAAAGCATCAAACTTACGCTTAATAGTACTACTATCCACATTAAGACCGCCCGCGATGTCATTGCGACTGCGCTGCGTAGCCCAGAGCCAGGCGGCATGTCTATATATATCGGGGCTAGTTCTCATAATTAAATACATGCACTTACGCACTGTCTCATATGAGAATGTTCGATTGTAACAGGCAGACTCGAAATCAATCTGCTGATAGAACCTCTTACGCAGGTAATACTTTACTTCATCAAGCCAGGGGTTAGGTTTGGGCATACATATCCTCTATATACCCATTAATCTTATCGTACTAAATACCAGTATGTCAAATCAATAATCTATAGAGATCGAGTAGGCTCTGTTCCTCTGCGAGCTCAGGGTAGCAATCATGGAGATAGGGACAAGGCTTACCGAAGGAATCGAGACAGGGACTATAATTATCCTCAGGGTAGTGGTGAGGATAGAAACCCGCCGTGATTAATTTGTGCGTGCCAAAGAATGAGGTTAGTACGCGATCCATGATGCTACGGTCAATAGGTGTTAGTACTAGACTACCCTCCCTGACGTTATAGATACCCATAGCATCAACGCGAGTGCCTGTCAATTTCTCATAGGCATAGGCATAGGCACAGAGCTGAGGGTTATACGCCAGCTTATCTGTAGTATAGGCAGATTTACTGGTCTTATAATCAACTATAGTTAGGCCATGAGAGGTGATTCCCACCCAGTCAATGAAGCCCAGGAGGTTGATACCGGCATCACCGCCGCAGTCAGGCGGCATAGACACCTCATTGATTATAGTGCCGTCATTATACTCACTGATAGGTAACTCAACATAGATAGTGCGCTTAAATTCCTTAGGAGGGATAAAGGCCCGACATAGGTTAAACGCGTCAGTCAATGCGCCAATAACATCAAGCTCAGTATCCAATTCAGGATTAAGCATAAGCATATATTCATTAGCTGCATGCCGTAGAGCGAGAAGGGGCTCCTCTGCCTGCTTCCATGCAGTAGTAGACTGATAGGCACTACTCACCTTACCGGCAGCGGTGCGTATGGCATCGGGACCCTTATAGTCAGCGCGGGCTCTGTTATGCAGTGCTGCATAACCATCTACTAGACCCATTAAGTAACTAGAGATAGTGGTCTGGTCCGACGCAGGCGTATTAGATACAATGACA